TACCTTCTCGCACTTCTGAGGTTCATGCTATCTTGTATATGGCAGACGTGTTATACTTTGATCGTTTAGAGATAGTTGTTGGTGGATTTAGATTAAGGCCATTCGCTAATCTTGATGTTTTCTCCAATTTGACTCGTTATTTATCTCCTGATACCTCTATTAAGAGTCTTGCACAGTTAGCTTTCGAAGCGGCGAGTCCTTACGTAACCGCTAGTCGTCAGCTTGCTATGTCATCCAATGCGAATCTGTATGATAAAGGTGGCTCTAAATTGTTAGATGTGTTAACCACTTATTGTCGACCTACTCGTGGTCTTAAAGATGAAGCTAAACGACTGGTCCCCCTCTTCCCTGAGGCAATTGAAATAGTTACTCATTTATGTAGGTCTGAACAAGAAGTAGGGATGCATGAGCCAAATTTGGATTTTGAAGATATCATAAGGAACACCAATTTGAGTTCCGCAGGTGGTGTTAGTTCTTCCGATCCTGCTGTTAGTATTCCTGATCCTTATACTGGTTTGGTTGCACATCGCAACCCTAATGGAAAGAAATTTGAAATTGTGGAGGCATCGTTAAAACGCGTTGTTAATTTTTTTACTAAGAATATCCGTCCGGTTACTACTTTTAAGATTTCGTATAAGCGAGAAAACAACTTCGTTACCCATGAGAGAGATTTCGGTCGTAAGGCTGCGAAAGGAAGAGTTTTCGTTATTCCCAATTTGGAGACCATAATTATGGAGCAGATTATAGGTATCACGCGAAAGATAGAGTTAGGAGGGGCGATTGGAGTAGGCCGTACTTGGTCTCGTGGTGGTATGGATGCCTTACTAAAGATGATGGGAGTTATATATGATTATGAGGAGTATGACTTAAATGAGGGGGATGTGACAAAGATAGATCAGTCGCTCTGCGATGTTCTTATTAATCTATTTTTTTCCTCCCGCATTCAGTACTTTCGTAAAGGCTCTTCTGGATATCCTTATGCAAGAAAAGTGATTCAGTACCTTATTGAGGAGTTCTCTCAGAAGGTTACTCACGTTGTAGGAGAGATGTGGGCTACTGTGTGTGGAGGTGTTCCGAGTGGTGCTCTTCATACTTCTCACATGGATAGTTGGATTTTGCTTTTCCTTTTTGTCCTTTTCTGTCTTGATATGCGTCAGTCCTTCCCTCAGCACGCTGAAGAGATTATGCAGGGTCTGATGGTTAGAATTCTTATAGTTGTTTATGGAGATGATAACTGGTACTGGACAAAAAAAGGCCACATGACCACTATTTTGAATGCGAACCGATGGGCTGATTGGTTAAAGAAACATTGGGATATCGAGATGCGTGATGTGCGAGTTGGTCATCCTTTGGTTAGCGTTCCTCACGGAGGGGGTCTAGCTGTAGTTGGAGGGGTGTATTTGCGCCACTATTGCGTTCGCAACCCCATTACGGGTCCTAAACAGCCTATTTTTGTCCCGTATCGGCCTATGCAGGAAATCGTACTTAAAGTGGCCCATGGAAGGGAGCCTAATGTCCGTACCCCTGTGTCTCTTCTACTTAGTGTCCTTGGTCATGCTTATGGTACGTATGGTTCGAATGAGTTTACCTATACTTGGCTCTTGTCGGTTTACACGGCCATTTTGCGTGTTACCAAACAAACTCACGAAACCCTCATCGCTTCTATTCCACACGAAGAGAAGGAAGTATTGCGAAAGCTTCGTCAAATTAATATTACTGATCAGCAGTTGAGAGAGGGTTTTCCGACGTTGAAGCATCTTAGAAAAATGAATGAGTATGACGCTGATGCTCATTCTATTGGAGTTATGTCGTTGCGAGTTGAAGCGTAAATTACTAATATATTAAAATGGAG